GTCGCCGCCGGACAGAACCTGCAACTCGGCACCGTACTCGGCAGGAAGACTGCCGACGGCAAGCTGTATGCCTTGGCACCGGCCGCTACCGACGGCACCGAAACCGCCGTGAGCGTGCTGGCCATAGACACCGACGCGACGCTGATCGATCGCGACGACGCCATCGCGGTGGCCCGTCACGCCATCGTCGCACGCAACAGCCTGATCTGGCCGGCCGGAATCACCGCGCCACAGAAGGCCGCCGCCGAAGCGCAACTTGTCGCCCTCGGCATCCTGGTGCGCGACGCAGCGTAAGTAGCCCCTCTCATCCCCCCGAAAACCCGCCACACGGCGGGTTTCGTTTTTTGGAGATCCCAAAATGCAAAATCCGTTCGACAACCCCGGCTTCTCGATGGCGAGCCTTACCACGGCCATCAACCTCATCCCCAACCGCTACGGCCGCATCGAGCAGTTGGGCCTCTTTCCGGCCAAACCGGTGCGCACCCGGCAGATCATCGTCGAGGAGTACGCCGGGCGGCTGAACCTCCTGCCGACGAAACCGCCTGGATCTCCGGGCACCGTGGGCGAGCGCGGCACGCGCACCTTGCGCTCCTTCGTCATCCCCCACATCCCGCACGACGACGTCGTGCTGCCCGAGGAAGTCCAGGGCATCCGCGCCTTCGGCTCGGAGACGGAGATGGAGGCGATTGCCGGCGTGATGGCACGCCACCTGGAAACCATGCGCAACAAGCACGCCATCACCCTGGAACACCTGCGCATGGGGGCACTCAAGGGCCAAATCCTCGATGCCGACGGCAGCACCATCTACGACCTCTATACCGAGTTCGGCCTTTCCCATACGTCGATCAACTTCGATCTGGCGAATGCCAGCAGCGACATCAAGGGCCACTGCTACGACGTGCTCGCCGAAATCGAGGACAACCTCAAGGGCGAGTTCATGACCGATGTGCACGTGCTCTGCTCGCCTCAGTTTTTCCGGGCGCTCACCACCCATAAGGCGGTCAAGGAGGCTTATACCAACTGGCAGCAAGGGGCAATCCTGATCAACGACGTGCGCTCCGGCTTTACCTTCGGCGGCATCACCTTCGAGGAGTATCGCGGCCAGGCGAGCGACATCAACGGTACGGTGCGCAAGTTCATCGCCCCGGGCGAGGCTCACGCTTTCCCGCTGGGCACGGTCGACACCTTCGGCACCTACTTGGCCCCGGCTGACTTCAACGAGACGGTCAACACCCTCGGCCAGCCGCTCTATGCCAAGCAGGAACCGAGGAAGTTCGAACGCGGCACGGATCTGCACACCCAGTCGAATCCGCTGCCGATGTGTCATCGCCCCGGTGTGCTGGTCAAGCTGACGAGCGCCTGATGGTAGGCGTGGCTGATCTGTACGACGCGGCCGCCCGTGCCGGACTGCTCACCCCCGTCAAGGTCGGCGCCCTGATCGTCGAGTGCGGCTTCCGCGCACCCGACGAGACGGTGCTCGATGGCCTGGCGCTCTCCCGCGATTACGAGATCGAGTTCCCAACTGAGCGCCTGCTGCTCGTCGTCGGGGACACGGTCGAGATCGCAGGGCAGCCCTACCGCGTGCGGGAAGTGATTGCCTTGCGGGACGGAAACGAGTGCCGGGCGCGTCTGGCTCGGTTGTGAGCCGATCAGGGGCCGATCTTGATCCAGCGGTTCCAGAGCATGCGACTGATGGTGGCATTCACGGCCTGACGGTCGAAGCGCTCCGGATCGAAATCCAGTCCGGCCCACTCCTGGAAGGCCTTGGTTTCGTCGCCGTAGGGGTCGTCCTCAAGCTGATCGAGAAACGCCTGGTAGCCGCCTGAACCACCCGCATCGTCGGGCGGGCAGGCGCGCTCGCCAGCCTCGACCCAAACAAAGCCGCCGTCGCTTGGACTCGGCTTGGCGTCCTTGATCGCCTCGACCGTGATGCGGTGCATCCAGCTATCGCCGAAGTCGTACAGGTAGTCGCAGGTATCTCCCTCGGCCAGCAGCTGGTTGAGGCGGTACTTCTTCTCGTCGAGCACTTCCCAACCGGGGTCAGTGAACTCGGGATCCGGAACACCGTAATGCTTGCCGCGAATCTCGAACTTGTGCAGGTGGGAGTCGGACCAGCCCATGGCTGCCTGAAGGATGTGATGCAGGGCATCGAGCCGCGTGCGGCCATCGAGGTGGATACGGCGCCAGATGGACGGCTGGATACCCATGAGATCGACGCGCAGGACGTAGTGGTCGGGCGTTGACTGACTGCTGCGGTGTTTCTTGGTTTTGGTTTCCGTTGCCAAACGGCATCTCCCTTTATCGGTTTCATTGTATCGGAGTCCCTATGCCCCAATCCAGGCGCGAGCAGATCGTTCGCGAGATCCTCGCGCGCATCGCGACGGCGGTATCGCCCATCGTCGTGTTGCGCCAGCCGACCACAGCCATCCCGCGCGAGAAGACGCCAGCTCTCGTCGTCACCGTCGAATCGGATACCCCGGTTAAACGCGCCAACGACCGCATGGAGCGCGATCTCATTGTTAGCGTTACCGGTTTTGCACGCGACCCGGTCGACGGTTATGCCGTGGCAGACGATCTTGTCTGCCGGGCGCATGCCGCACTGATGGCCGATCCAGCGCTCGGCGATCTGGCACTCGGTATCGCCGAGATGGAAGCCGACTGGCAGGTAGAGGACGCCGACATGGAGGCCGTCGCCATTCCTGCAACTTACCGCATCACCTATCGCACATTCGTTAGCGACCTCACCAGCAAAGGATGAATCCCATGTCCCGCATCGAACTCCTCAAGACCCACACCCATGCCAACGAAGTCCATTTCGCCGGTCACGTGATCGATGTGGATGAGATCACCGCCCGATGGCTCATCGAGAAGGGTGTCGGCAAACCCGTCGACGATTCGCAAGCGGTGCAAGAGACAGCCGTCGGCACGGCGGTCATCCCTGAAACCCAATCCCAGCGCAAAGCAAAGGAGTAACCCGCAATGGCCTATTTTTCCGGACAAGGTCGCGTCTTCATCGGCGCGCGTGACAGTAACGGCAACCCGCAGGGGCTCGTCTTCGTCGGCAACGTACCCGACCTCAAGGTTTCGCTGTCTGTCGAGACGCTCGAACACCAGGAGTCGCAATCTGGCCAGCGTCTGACCGACTTGCAACTGATCAAGACCAAGAAGGGCGAGTTTGCCTGCACCCTGGAAGAACTGATCCAGACCAACCTCGAACTGTCCCTTTACGGATCCACGACGACGGTCACCAGCGGCACCGTGACCGACGAGCCCGTCATCGCGACGGCTGAACTCGGCAAGCTTTACCTGCTTGGCAAGCAGAACGTCTCCAGCGTGGTCATCAAGGCCGGTGCGACCACGGTCACCAATACCAAATACACCGTCAATGCCAAACACGGCTCCATCCAGTTCACCGACATCACCGGCGTGACCGGTGCCATCACCGCGAGCTACAGCTACGGGGCATCCAGTGCCACCGCGATGTTCACGCAGCCCCTGCCGGAGCGCTGGGTACGCTTCGAAGGGCTGAACACGGCCGACGCCAACAAGGAAGTCGTGATCGACCTGTATCGAGTAGCGATCAATCCGGCCAAGGATTTGTCGGTGATCGGCACCGACCTGATGAAATTCGAGTTGTCGGGGCAGGTGCTGGCCGATCTCACCAAGCCGGCCGCCGGTGCGCTCGGTCAATTCGGTCGGATCGTGCTGCTGTGATGGACAACGACACGTTCGCGGCACTGCCGCCGGTGCCGGTGTCCGTCGAGATTGCTGGCGAGCGCATTGATCTCACACCGCTCAAGGTGGGCGAGGTGCCGGCGTTCGCCCGGGCCGTGCAACCCATCGCCGCCAGTTTGTCGGCATCGCCCGACTGGCTGGCGCTTCTGGCCGAACACGGCGAAGCTGCGATTGCCGCCATCGCCATTGCCACGCGCCGCCCGGTCGAATGGGTGGCCGGGCTCGACCTCGATGAAGCCGTGCGCCTGGCCGAAGCGGTTTTCGGGGTGAATGCCGATTTTTTTATCCAGCGCCTGTTGCCGAGCGTGACGCAGGCAGCGGCGCGGATCGGTCAGACACTGGAAAGCCCGGCGCGTGGAGCAATGCCATCCAACGGCTGATCGGTGCGGGGCACGCCTACGCCGACATTCTCGGCTACACGCTGGCGCAAACCGACGCATTCCTCGCTGCCATCGACCGGCAGGAAGCTCGACGCCTGTCGAACCTCCTCTCTGTGGTCGCCGTCGGCAGCCAGGGGGGCGGGGATGCCTTGCGCAAGGCGCTCAAGGAACTCTCGTGCTGAAAATCTCCCTGACCACCAGCGGCCTGCTGGACAAGTCCAAGCTCGACGCCTGGACCCGGCAGAAGCAGGCGGCCATCCGCAAGGCTGTCGCGGCCGGAATGCAATCGGGCGGCAAACCGATGGCCGACGCCGTGCGCGGCAGGATGAATGCCGATTTCACGGTCAGGAAGGCGGCGTTCGTGAAATCACTGCGCGCCAAGGTCTACGACCGCAACCCGGACAAACTGCCGGCGCTGCTCATTGGATCGCGGATACCGTGGCTTGGCATCCACGTTCGGGGCGGCACTCTTTCCGGCCGGATGCTGATTCCTCTGACCCCGGAGGGGCGGCGCATCGGTCGTCGTGCGTTCAAGCGAGTTGTCGACGCACTGATCCGTTCCGGGAATGCCTACTTCATCCGCAAGAACGGCCAGGCCATCCTGATGGCCGAGAACATCAAAGAAAACTCCTCGGTGCTGGCTCGGTTCAAGCGCGCCGAGCGGAGCCGCACTGGGGCGAAATCGATCAAGCGCGGCACGGAGATTCCCATCGCCGTGCTGGTGCCGAACGTCACCCTGAAACGCCGCTTCGATCTGGAAGGTGCAGTGCGCGGCCAATTGTCCGTCCTGGCCCGCGCCATCGAAAAGCAACTGAGCAAGATTTGAGAGAGATGAATCCGTCGTGACACAGGATCGCGCCCAACTGCTGATCACCGCCGTCGACCAGACTCGCTCGGCCTTCGACTCCATTCGGGGCAATCTGGCCAAGCTCGGTGACGAGTCAAATCGGGTCAAGGGGCTGCTCGCCGGGCTCGGCGTCTCGCTCTCGGTGGCTGGGTTTGCCACGATGATCAAGAGCGCCATCGACGCGGCGGATCATCTGAACAAGCTCTCGCAGAAGATCGGCATTTCGGTCGAGGCGCTGTCGACCTTGCGCTTCGCCGCGCAGTTGTCGGATGTCAGTCTGGAAACCTTGCAGAAGGGCATCAAGGGCCTGTCCCAGAACATCACCGAGGCCAATACCGGTATCGGCGACGGTGCTCAGGTGTTCGATGCCTTAGGTGTCTCCGTCAAGAACGCCGACGGCAGCATGAAGTCCACCGAAGCTGTGCTGCTACAGGTGGCCGATGTCTTCGCCAACCTGGAGGATGGCGCGGTCAAGACGGCGCTGGCCGTGAAGCTCTTCGGCAAGAGCGGCATGGACATGATCCCGTTCCTCAACCAGGGGGCGGCCGGCATCAATCAACTGACCGCCGAGGCCGAGCGGCTTGGCCTGAAGCTCACCACTGAAACGGCGCGTTCCGCCGAGGCGTTCAACGACAACCTCACGGCGCTCAAGGCGTCGTCATCGGCACTGGGCATCAGCCTGGCCCGCGACTTCCTGCCGGAACTGACCAACATCACCAACGCCATGCGCGAGGCGGCCGACGACTCGGGCAAGCTCAAGGCCATGTGGGTGGGTCTGGGCGGCGTCGGCAATCTGATCTTCAACGGCACCGAGATCAAGCAGGCCCGCGATGAGGTCGCGCGGATCCAGGAACTGGTCGACTCGACGCGCAAGAAGATCGATACCGGCAAGGCCCCGGTGCCGTTCATGCCCTTCGACATCAAGTTCAACGAAGGCGCAATGGCCACGCTGCGAAAGAACCTCGCCCAATGGGAGCGGGAACTGGCGGCGGCGAAGCAGCGGCTGGACGCGCTCACGAGCCCCAAGCGTCCCGAGGAGAAGACGCCGACCGGCAAGCCGACCGAAGAAATGCAGCGCATCGCCTGCGTCGTGTCGGGCGGGCAATGGGTCAACGGCAAGTGCGAGAAGAAGTCGGCCGACAGCGAGAAGGACACGACCGGTGCCCGGCTGGCCCTGGTCAAGGCCCAGGCCGAGTCCGAGTTCAAGGTCTTGAAGGAAAGCCTCGACCTGCAGCAATCGGCGCTGGATCGCGCGCTCGACGACCGTCTGGTCTCGATCCGCGATTACTACGCCCGCAAGACGCAGATCGAGCAGCAGGCCATCGACCAGGAACTGGCGGCCAAGCAGCAGGAACTGACTGCCCAATCGGCGGTGGCGGTCAGTGGCAAGGACGAAGCGCAGCGTCTGCGCGCCAAGGCCGAGGTCAAGAAACTCGAAGGCGAAATCACCGTCCTCAACATGAAGCGCGGCGAGGTCGAAGTGGCCAATGCCCACGCGGCCGCCAAGGCTGAGAAGGAACTGGCCGACGAGCTCGCCCGCGTGCGCGACCGGCTGGCGGAAGTCCGGGGCGGTGCCGGCGGCGAGGTCACCCGGGCGCGTCTGGAACGCGAGTACCAGCCGCTCATCGAGAAGCTGCAGCGCCTGGGGGACACCACCGGCGTAGCCGACGTCGGTCGCTTGATCAACGTCGAAGCCGACTTGGCCGAACTCGGCAAACTCGAACGCCAGTACCAGACCGTCACCGAGCGCATGGCCATCCGCGAACGGGAACTGCAGGTTCAGAAAGATGCCGGCATGCTCACCGAGACGCAGATGCGGCGCGGCGTGCTGGAACTGCACCAACAGACCGCCACCGAAGTGGAAGGCCTGATCCCGAAGATGCAGGAACTGGCCGCCGCCACTGGATCGGAGGAGGCCATCAACCGGGTGGCTCGCCTCAAGGTGGAGGTCGCCGGCCTGAAGACGGCGGCCGACGACGTCGCCACGCGCATCAACGGTGACGTGGAAAACGCGTTCGCCACGATGTTCGAGCAGATCGGTTCGGGCGCGAAATCGGCCAAGGATGCCTTCGCCGACTTCGCCCGATCCGTGATCTCGGCCATCAACCGCATCGCGGCACAGAAGATCGCCGAGGAGTTGTTCGGCGGCATGAACAAGGGTGGCGGCGGCTTGGGCGGCCTGATCTCGGGTCTGTTTCAATGGGCCGGCTTTGCTTCGGGCGGCTACGTCACCGGGCCGGGCACCACGACATCGGATTCCATTCCGGCGCGTCTGTCCGCCGGGGAATATGTACTGCGCGCCGAGGCCGTGCGCCGGGTGGGCGTGGACTTCCTGCACGTTCTGAACGGCGGCCTGTTCGGGCCGCGCTGGTCTGGGCCGCGCCTGGCCTTCGCCGAAGGCGGACTGGTGCCGGATGTCACCCAAGCCCCGGCTGCCGCACCGTCGCAAGCGCTGCGCATCGTCAACGTCATCGACCCGGGCATGGCGGCCGACTATCTCAATTCCGCCGCCGGTGAAAAAACCATTCTCAACGTCCTCTCGCGTAACGGCTCGGCTGTGCGCGAATTGCTGAGGTAAAGCTCATGGCGTTCACCAGTGGCACCGCCACCGACTATCTCGACCTGCTGAACCGGCTCAAGCAGTTCGTCACGCAGGACATGCTGCCAGCCAACGAGCGCTGGTCGGTCTTGCGCTGGGTGCCGGGGCCGCCCGCCGAACTGGTGCTGCAGGGGCCGGGACTGGCCGGCACCGATCAGATCAACGTCGGCATCCTGTCCGAGGCCGGGGCGGACTACGGCAACTGGAAACTGCGTGGCTTCGTCGGCTGGAACCCGGCGCAAACCTTCGACGGCCAGTACAACCCGAGCGGCACGTTCTACGCGCTGCTCATGGCATCCGCCATGCCCTACTGGATCGTGGCCAACGGTCGCCGCATCGTGATGGTGGCCAAAACCGGCACTTATTACGAAATGCTGCACCTCGGGCTGTTCCTGCCCTATGCGACGCCGGGTCAGTACCCGTATCCACTGCTGGTCGGCGGCACGTACAACAGTTCGACGCGCTGGAGCAATTCCTACACCTACCGTAACCACCTGCCCAAGTCGCAGGGCTACTCGGGTGCGTATTACGCGCCGACCGGCGTCTGGACCGGGGTGTCGGCGATGTGGCCGAACAGCTGGGGCAGCAACACGCGCGAATGCCCCGATGGCTCCTACCCGCTGCTGCCCTTCATCCTGGCTGGCCTGGGCGAGATGGAAGGCTGCTACTGCGTACCAGGCTATGCCAATGCCGTCGAAAACATCATCAACGTCGGCGGCGTCGATCATCTGGTGGTGCAGGACGTGTTCCGCACCGGCTACAGCGATTACTGGGCCCTAAAGCTGGCGTAATTCGGCTCGCATGAGGTAAGCGATGGCATTTCAATCCGGCGTCACCACTTCGCCGAACGACCTTCTCGACAAGATCCGGCTCTTCGCCACCGGGGTCTGCGGTTACACGCAACTGATGTACCAAGCAGATGCCGGCTACTTTCGCCTGCACCTGCAGCACGCCGCCACCGGCCAGTACGTCCATCTGCATTCCTACGCGAGCGACGTCGCCTGGTACGGATCGACCAGTTTCAATAGTGGGCTTGCCTACGGATCGCAGACGGTCGCGGCTGGCTCCTATTCCGTGTCGCAACTGTCGGGCAGCGCCGAGTATTTCCTCTTCGGTGGCGACGGCTGGTGTTACTGCATCGTGCAGACCGCCAGCACCACTTACGGGCCACTCATCTTCGGGACAATCACCAAGACGTGCACCTTCACCGGAGGGGCCTTCCTGTCGGACACCTACAGCACCTATGTGCGGGCTGATATCGACGGCAACACCAACAAGTGGAAGGTGGGCACCTCGGGAGTGGATGCCGTGCGTGCCTTCTACAGCGCGACGACGCGGCAGCTCGACAGCTACTCGCCCATCGCTTTCAACGGCGTGACGCCCCTGTATCCCTGCACGGTCGAAGTCGGTCGCCCGACGCCCAGCTACTTCTACTCGATGATGGGCTACGCACCCGGCGTGCGCCTGCTGCGGATGAACGGGCAGTACGTGAACAAGGACATCGTCACGTTGGGTGGCAACGACTGGATGGTCTTCAGCATGAGCTACGGCGGCTACGCCTTCCTGAAATGACGATCTACGCTGGAGCCATCCTGCCCTCCGGATTGCCGTCCGATCCGGCCTATGGCGCGGCCTACAAGTTCCTGCCGGCACCCTTGACGCTGCCGTACCCGAGTGCCCTGGCCAGTAACCCGTTGAGCACAGGCCCGCTGACCAACAACCTGCCGGTCGCCGAGATCGCGTCGGCCTTCGCGGGGAACATGGTGCGTCAGTTCGAGCAAGACTGGTACCACCACGTTCATCTGCTGCCGGCCAAGATCGCCTTGGGCAACCTGCTGTCGACGCAGATCCGCCAGGTCGAAGTGTGGAACGCCCATTTCGCGCCCAAGACGCTGTCCGCGATTGTCGGGCAAAACGATGGCGGCATCACGCTCGCTGCACCGGCGAATCCGCCGACCAGCTACGGGATGCTGGAGTCGCGCCAGCACAACGTCTCGGTGAGTCTCGACGGGCCGCCGGTGATCGAGGCGAGTTTCACGTTTCAGTTTCCCGACGAAGCACCGACCCTGTCGATCTCCGGTCGACGCGTCGTGGTGTTCGGCCTGAAACCCAACTGGGCTGACGGCTGGTTGGAACGCCTGATGTGGGCAACCGACGTGCTGACCGCCCGCGATGGCACCGAGCAGCGCGTCAGTCTGCGCGCCAAGCCGCGTCGTTCGCTGGAATTCTCGATCCTGGTCGGTCGTGACGATGCGGCGTTGCTGGACGTTCTTCTGTCGGCCTGGCAGTCGCGCGTCTATGCCTTGCCCATCTGGCCCGACAAGGCGTTCCTCTCGGCATCGATCACTCCCGGCAGCACGGTGATTCCAATCACGACAACGAATCTCGAGTACGAGGCTGATGGCCTGCTGGTGATCGGCAGCGACAGTCGCAACACCGAGGCGGCCGAAGTCCTGTCGGTGGCGAGTAATGCGGTGACCCTGAAGCAACCGCTCCTCTCGAACTGGTCGACCGGATCGTTCGTCGTGCCGGCGCGCACGGCGAGGCTGCGCGTGTCCCAGGCGGTCTCAAGGGTGACCGACGCCATCGCCCGCGCCCGGTTGGTGTTCGACATCGCCGGCACCACGGCCATCGCGAAGCAGGAATCGACGACGACCTTCAATTCGACCCCGGTGTGGATCACACGACCGAATCGGGTGCGCGATATCGACACCGACTATCAGCGGTTGGCCGAGGAGCTCGATTTCGGCACCGGCATCACGGCGGTGGATGACCATGCCGCGCGCCCCTTCGTGCGGCGCTCCTTCGACTACCTCTTCAAGAACCGCAGTGAGATCGCTGCCTTCCGGGGTTGGCTGGCCGCCCGGCTGGGCCGTCTGACCGCGTTCTGGCATCCCACCTGGGAAGCCTCCATCGTCCCGACCAAGAAGATCCTGTCCAACCAGACGGTGATGACCGTGGCCTCGCGCGGTTACGCCCTGTACTTCAACCCGATGCCGGGGCGCACCGAGGCGGCCTTCCTGCACAAGAACGGCACCTGGTATTTCCGCACCATCCAGAGTTTCGGGGCGGGCACCACCGGCGACGAGGAGGTGATGACGATCAATCAGTCCTTCGGTTTCGATGCCAATCCCGAGGATTGGGTCGCCATCTGCTTCCTGGAGAAGACCCGGCTCGATGCCGACCAGATCGAGATCAACTGGCAAACCGACAGCGTCGTGCAAGTCTCGTTGCCGATGCGCAGCGTGAAGTCATAGCGAGATCCAAGGATGAGCTACAACACGCAGGAAATTTCGACGGCCGCTGGCCAGCCGGTGGAACTCTATCGCTTCGTCCTCGGCCAGCAGGTGTGGACGGTGACGAGCGGCCGCGAGGCGATCACCTATCAAGTCGAGAGCTACCAGCCGGCGGTTATCCGCCGCTCGGCGGTCGAGCAGTCGCCGGAGTTTGCCCGCAACGGCATCGACCTTGAGTGCGCGCGGGACTTCGCCGTGGCGCAACTCTTCGCGGCGGCACGCCCCAACGGCGTCGTGTCGCTGACCGTGTTCCGCAATCACCTCGGTGACTCGGAATACATCACCTGGTGGAAGGGGCGCGTGGCCTCCGTCGCGTTTGCCGGCAGTGCCGCCAAGATTCGCTGTGAGTCGATCTTCACGGCGCTGAAACGCCCTGGCCTACGGGCCCACTACCAGACCGGCTGCCGCCATGCCTTGTTCGATCCGGGATGCGGGGTGAACAACCAGGCCTACAAGTTGGCCGGCACGGTGGCGTCGTTCTCCGGGCTGAATGTGACCTCCAGTACCTTCCTGTCGCAAGCATCCGGTTGGCTGACCGGGGGCTACCTGCGTGTGGCCGGGGTGCCGCGCATGATCACCAACCATTCGGGCGACACCATCACGCTCTCGGCCGTGCTGCCGGGGCTCGCCGTGGGCGTGGCGTTCGAGGCTTTCGCCGGCTGCGACCGGACGTTTGCCACTTGCCAGTCCAAGTTTGGCAACAGTCTCAACTTCGGCGGTTTCCCCTGGATTCCCGCCAAGAACCCCTTCGCCGGGGATTCCATCGTCTGAGGGCACACCATGTGGGTACAGATCGCGATCT